AGGTTTACCACTTTTTGTTCGCCATTTTTGTTTACCCCAAGCCTTTAAACTCCTTTGTGATTTTTTTAAAGCCATCTACTTTACCTTTTTTGCTTTTCTAATAGCTTCTTTACCTTTTTTAAATATACTAGCCACCTGACTCTTACCCATTACCTTTGCTCTTTGTTCTCCTACTGTAAGTATTTGTATCTTACGAGCATACGGTTTATTAATCTTTTTTACCTTTGATACCGTAGCTCTTGCATCTGCTGGTGTTGCAAACTTAATACTTACTGTATCTCTAGGATTTTCATCTGTATATAGTCTCCTTCCGCTACCCTTTGGTTTTTTACCTGTTCCAACTTTTGGATCTTTCTTTTTCATTTTTTATTCATCCAAGCTGTGGTGCCCATATATGCACCCACGATGCCTGCGCCTGAGATGTAAAAAAGTGAAGAAATTTCTGCAAGTGCATTTATTCTTTCTATACTAATAAAAGGCATAAACATCATAAAAGTAAATAATCCCATAGCTATTAAAGTATACCTTGCCATTCTTAGTTGAGCAAGGTTCTTGCGAAGTGCTGTTTCTGTTTCTTTTATTTCTTTCATATTAGCAAGCTCTGCATCAGAAACCACACCATCGCCATCTAAGTCGTATTCATTATATTTGCTTGATGTCTGTAATTTTTTCTGTTTTGTTTTCATTTATTTTTAACCGCACTATTCAAAGAATTTATAACATCATCTATATTAGGCTCTTTTTGCCAAGGATTATAAACACATTTAAACTTCTTCGGGCACCAACTTTCTATCATCATCTCGTATGTTTTGTTTCCTCCTATATAAATACACGCCATCATGCCACTCTTTGATTTAATTCTTTTAGCAAGTCTACAAGTAGTATATTTTTTTTTTTGATTTTACCTTGATGTATTTTTTGTTGTCTAGTGTAGTCTTTTGGTTTGTAAATATAACCCTCTGCCATATGCAAATAATTTTCTGCTCGTGCTTGTTTCATCCAGATGCCTGCAACTAATGTAGCAAAACCACCAACTATAGCTACGACTATAAACCAAGTGATGGCTTCGCCTATCTGTCGTCTAAGTTGTTGTTGTTTGTAAATTGTTTCTTGACGCTGCTTTCTAATCTGTCCTTCCATTTTTAACAGATCGTCATATGCTCGTGGTCCATAAGTCATATTTAAGAACATCTTTAGCTCATACCTTTGTTCTTCAAATTTTTTCTTTGCAGCGTATGCTGAGAGAGCTGCCTCTTCAATTGATCCTGCTTTAAACAACTTGCCGAAAAGGGGAGGATTCTTTGCTTGTTTTTCTGCATTATCCACATCTGACACAGCTCCCATCCATCTACCAATATCTCCAGACATTTGTTCAATATCACGACCTACTGCAAATCCTTTCTTAATTGCATCAAATGCTTTTGAAGCCACTCCTACGGCTAATGATATTGTTGCTGGATCTATTGTTCAACTCCCTTAACCTCTATACCCGCCACCTTTGGCTTTGTATTGTTTAGCAAGCATTTGCGCTTTCCTAGCTGACCACTGACCAGGTGCGCCACCTTTACCGCCTGCTTTTATTCTATTAAACAAAGCCTTTCTCATGGTTGGCTTTGTGTAGTTACCTGCTTTATTGACTGTGCTTTTTGTTTTTCCACCCTTATTCATTTTTTTTGTAATGTCACCACCAACAACACGCTTGCCTCTTCTTCCTGTCATGACACCTAATCTAGGCGCACCAGTATCGAACAAACCAAATTTAGAGGTTTGACTTTTTTTCTTTTTTTCTAATGTCTTTTCAAATTCTGCAGCTTCTTTTTTGATCTTTGCTAATCTTGCTAAATCTCTTTCCATTTCTCCTTTCACTTTTGTGCCAGGATTTATATCAAGTCTTTTGTTTGTAGGTCTGTTTACTTTCTTTAAAGCGTCAGACCTTTTTTTGCTTTTTATAGCTTTAATCTCTGCAGGAGATGCGCCCATAGTATCTGGCTTACCACCATTTTTCATTCTTTTGAGTATGCCACCACCTCTCATACCACCAGATGATGAACCTGATGATGAGGATGTTGAAGTGGATGAAGAAGATGCTGGACCATCATCTAAGTTCTTTGCTGATCTAATAATATTTAAATCTTTTCTGTCATCTCCTGTAGATAAAAATCCACCTGTTTTTAATCTCATTGGTTTTTTCATGACACCTCCTGACCTTACCTCTATTTCGTTTTCTTTTGGTTCTCTACCATATCTTTTCTTTTGAAGCTCCCTCTTCTCATAATCTTTCAATGTTTGTTCAAAATTTAATTCTGTTTTTGGTAAAGCTAAGTTTTTTACTCTTCCTTTATAATTTTTAGTTGATCTTAAAGTTCTACCTGTAAAGTTTTGTTTTCTTTTTTTATCAAATAATTTTTTTAATTCCTTTTTTTTGTCTTCGTTTGTGTATTTTTTTGTCAAGACACATTCCTCATTCTTTCACAAAGTCTCTCTGCTCTATTTGGAACTTGTTTTGCCCAAAGCGAATCTTCCATTTGTATCGCTGCCTCTATCCAGTTTGCATCCATTACCGCTTCACGCATTTTTTTAAACTTAGATAAACGGGGTCTGCCAAGATTAAACATCATGTTAGCAATAATTCTTTGCGCCTCTTCAGGTAAGTCATCAAAGTGTTCATATAAAACTTTACACTCATCTATTGTCACATCTATATCTTTAGCAAATAGTTCATTGACTCTTTCTTCAGAAACTTCAGTGCCCACTGGTTTGTCGTACTCTTCATCCCACTCTGTTAGAAGATGTCCAATTCCTACGGTCTTTAGATTTAAGTGGTCTAAATACACAGAGTGCACACAACCCTCATCTCTTTTTAGTTCTTCTCTTAACTTGTCAATATCCATTATCTCATAGAGCCTTTTGTTTTACCTTTAGTAGCCAAGCCATCAATAGGTTTAGATCTTTTCATCATACCACCCATCATCATTCTTTGCATTTGGTTAGCACCTGTAGCTGCCATAGAACTTTGTCCTGCTTGTGGCATTTGAGCTGCTGCCATTTCCATTTTTCTTCTCTTCCTTTTGTCTCTTTGCTTTCGTGCAAAAGGCATAGTTAAAACACCACCTAATCCTGCTCCAGCTAATGCACTGGCAGGACCTTTGCCTTTCATTATGCTATATACTGGACTTAAAGCAGCAGCAAGATCTCCACCACTCATTTTCTTTTGAACAGGTTTTTTCTTTTTATTAAGTAATTTTCTTTTAGTGCCTTTATCAGAGCCCATTTTTTCACCTATGAATTTTTTTCTCATTCTTTCTCTGTTACCTTTTAAACCATACATGGTGCCACCTTTCATTTGTTGTCTCATAGAAGCTCGACTAATCAACACTTCCACCTTCTTCTAGCTTGTCTTAAGCGACTATTAGGATTCTTTGCTGCTTTAGGGAACTTTTTCATTTGACCTGCAGATCTGGCACAGAAAGACTTACGCCTCTTTGCAGCTTTGCTGCCGGGCTTTACCTTTCCTGTTACTGCTGTCTTGAGTTTAGATCCGGGATTATCTCTACGGTATTTTGCAACACCTTTTTTGGTCATACCTGCACCAGCTTTGGTGGGTCGCTTATGCCCACCGCTGATAGTGTGACCTTTCATAGTCCCTTTTTTAGCAGCCATTATGCAAAGAACACTGTCATAAATGCAAAGGTTGCAGATGTATATGATAAATAAGCACCATCAACACACACAATACCCTCTTCTGGTATTGTTACATCTCTTGATGTATTTGCTGAAGCAATGCTCCTTAACTGTAACCTGCTTGTTCCAGTTGTTGAGCCTTCAAGAAAATCAAGAGTGCCTGCTGTTGCAGAATTAACAACTAATACGCCTTTAATTCTAGCTCTTCCTTTAAATATTACAGCTTTTACTGTAGTAGCTAAATGACCTATTTTTATATTAGCTGCTGGTTGAGCTGATACGGAAGCTGCTGTTACTGTTTTGAAAAACTTTGTACCAGCATGCCCAGTTGCAGAGCCTGTTAATGTAATGGTTTCACTTTGTGTATCTCCGTTAACATCGGTCCCAGTTATTGTAACTGTCTTTCCGTTATCGCCTGTTCCAGTAGTTGTAACATTTATTAACTGACCACCAGTGAAGGTTGCAACACCCCCACTTGCATCTGCTCCATTTATTGTAGCATCTGTGTTTGGTCTTTCAGCAGTTGTAATAGAATCATCATCTGCAGCATTGTCATCGGCTGTTATCATTATGGAATTTATGTCAGAACGACCTGCCATTTAAATCTCCTTATAAATGAAGGGGCATAGCCCCCTATGATTAAGCCTCATACCCTATTAATTCAATTAATAGTTTACCTGCAGTATAGTCTGCGTCTGTTGTTGCTCCTAATGTTAAGTATAAAAACTCATCTGCAGCAGGCAATCCAGTAAAGTAAACCTTGGTACCTAATGCAGCATCACCAGCATTAACAAGAAGCGTTTCTGTTAAATCAGAAATAGCACCATCTTCTACACCAGTGCCTTCTGTGGCAGAGTGTACGTTGATGTCAGGATCGCCTCCTGCAGGTGCTTCAAAACACTCCATGCTACCTGCAATGATTGTTCCGTTTTCTGCTGCTGTAATCTGCCCTATATGACAAACTTCAGATGTTCCATTAATACCAATGATATCACCATTAGCTGTTGATC